GATGGCCATGCCTATTCAATATGGTTTGGTGAAAGACTCACCTTGAAAAAGGTACCTAACATAGGCAAGCGTTTACGTGAACGCATCAAGGAAGATTATGTTACCGTTACTGATTGGATTAACGAGGAGCTAAACACTAGCTACGAACCATCACAAATCCAGGCTATCACTTGGGTTTGCCACCGCCGCATCTATGGGGTATAATACCCATAGGTGTGACTATTTCCACCATCATCATCGCCGTTATGACTGACTTAAATCGTGAGTTCAACTCATTCAATAGACGCAACCCTAGCGTTTATACTAAACTCCTTGAGCTATCACTTAGGCTCAAGCGTGTAGGTGCCAGCAAGTATGGCATGAAAGCACTGTTCGAGATCTTACGCTTCAATGCTTTATTACAAAGTGATAAGAAGTTTGAGCTAAACAATAGCTATGCACCCTACTATGCTAGATTACTAATGCAGAATGAACCATCACTTGATGGCTTCTTCAGAATCCGTACCCTTACTTCCACAACCAAATGACTTTATCTTTTGAAACCACCCACGAGTATTACATGAAAGATCCTGGAATGTATTACTGTGCTGAACACAATGGACTATGTATCTCACAAGACTATGAGGATACAGTCCGCTTTACTGGGGTCGAGGAAAAAACCATTATCAAATTCGTAAGTGGACTCTTCAAACATAATGCCGAATTGGCAGCATCACTCAAAAAGGAAATCGGATTGCAGGACGTTAAAGCCACAAGCACTACGTCAAAGCAGAGAAAGACTAAAAGCTCTGTTGAGGCAGCTTAATGACAAGCGAACTACCAACATATCGTGTAGTGATGCACGTCACTGCTGATTCTCATCCGTCTCACTGGCTGGCTGATACAGTCAGGGAGCATGGACTTGAGGACGAACTGGAATCATGCTCACTCATTGAATGCTTTGAGATCCCTGATCTACCAACGAGGTATTAATGTATAAGCATGAGTGGTTAATCCCAATCACTATGTTAGGTGTGCTATTTATATCAATGTCTGTAGTTTCTATAGGCATTGATGCACATAAATACAGACCATCAACACAAGAATTTAAACTGAGGAATCACTAATGGCTAGAAGAGATTCATACGATAACCGCATTGACGAGGTTATGATGTGGGATGCGAGTAATGATCGCACTCCATTTACTATTCGAGATGGGTTAGCCGCTTCAATATCTTGGGATCTACCACCAGCATATTGTGCTATTGTACGATCTCGCTGGCCTGATGGTAGTATCAAAGAGCGTTCATATAGGAACGCCAAGGCAGCCCATAAGTATATGGTTAAGTGCCTTGAAAACAATGCAGAATTTACCCTATTAACAGACGATGCACTCCGAGACAGTGACAACCCAACCGATCAACGCAGTGGATCTAGCTGATCTATTAGAATGTGAAGGTTATGTTGTTGACGAAGATACAGGTGAGGTTTACACTGAACCTAATGGCAAGCGAGCTTTATTGCTGATTCTTGCCGCACTCAATAAACTCTACGTTACACATGATGCTGAGTTTAAATTGTCCTACTTTATACCCCATTGGAAGTGCTACGACCTTGACGGGTATTGTGACATTCACCCTAATGAACCTCAATGCAAATGCTATGAAGTATAACAACCACCATCATCACCTCGACATGGCCGAGATAGAGAGCCTTGCAGACCACGAATACTCCATGTTCCTAGCTTATGGCGACACCCTTACAGATTTCGATGCAGTGCCAGTTGGAGAGGGAAGCGATCTCATGTGGGAGGATGAAATTGCACGACTCCTTGAACAAGCTGAGCGAGAAGAGCTACTCCTCGGCGAGTGTGTACGGGACGGCTTCTATAACCAGCGCACTCCCTTTAGTTATCAAGTACATAGATGATACTAGAGCTAACATAGCATCTGGTAAAGGTGGTAGGTATTACAAAGCCTTCCATGTTTATCTTGATAGCTTAGAACCTATAGCTATTGCAGCTATTGCATTAAAGGTTACGTTTGATAAAGTGTTTAGCACTAAACGTGACGCTGATACACTAACCTCAGTATGCGATGGTATTGGCTATGCACTTGAGAATGAATGTAAGTTTAGATGGTATAAAGAAAATCATCCTGGACTTATGAACTTCATTGAGAAGGAACATTTTCATGGATCAAGTGGTACTCAGCAAAAGATCAGAGCTACTCAAACAGTATTCAAACACTGTGATATTGAGTGGCCTAAATGGAGACATGATTATCGTGTACAGTTAGGGCAGTGGGGTTTATTAGCTGTAATGGAGACTACTGGTTGGTTCTCTATTGTTAATAAGAATACTCCACGTAAAACAACTAAGATTGTTGAGCCTACTGAATCATTTAATGAGATTAGAAATGATCTTATTAAACAAGCTGAGATGTTCAGTGGTATCCCTTGGCCTATGCTTACCGAGCCTAACGACTGGAGTAATGAAAAGCTAGGTGGCTACTACTATAATGCCCTTATGAAGGGGCATGAACTAACACGCCGTGGAAAGTGTACACTAACACACGGGGAACTTCCTCTTAAGTTTTTGAATAAACTTCAGAAGGTAAGGTATCGTGTCAACAACCACGTACTGAACGTGGCACACTACTGTAAAGATAAAGAGATAAAGGTAGATAAATTTATCCCTATAGTACCTGCGTATAAACCACCTCCACCTCCTGATATAGAAACTGATAAGGAGGCACATAGGAAGTGGAAGAAAGAGACACGTAACGCACATAATGCTGACTGTTTAAATTTCAAGAGATCAGTAAGAACGAGGGCACAGTTAGAAACTGCTGATAAATTCAAAGAGGATGTCTTTTATTTATGTTGGTCTTTTGACTACAGAGGTAGAGCATATCCCATTCAAGCATTTCTCACACCTCAAGACACTGACTTCGGTAAAGCTATGATCCGCTTCGCTGATGAATCACCAGTCACCCAAGATGCAGAAGATTGGTTAGCTATCCAAGTTGCTACAACATATGGTCTAGATAAGGCTACTATGGATGAGCGTATAGCTTGGTCACTAGATAATCATGAGTTAATTACGAAAGTTGCCTTAGATCCAGAGGGATCAATCCCTAAGTGGGAAGCAGCTGACGAGCCGTGGCAATTCATGGCGGCTTGTGACGAATATTATCACTGCATTATTAAGAAAGATAAGACAACAACTGGACTCATGGTAGCGGTAGACGCTACATGTAGTGGGTTACAGGTGTTGGCTGGACTTGCAAAAGATCAGTCAACTGCTAGTCTTGTCAATGTATGCCCAGCTGATATACCTAGCGATGCATACAAGGCTGTTGCCAATGAAGCCAAGAAGTATTTACCTGAGCGTATGCACTCTTGGATGACACGTGGCACCTGTAAACGTACAGTCATGACAATCCCCTACAATGCAACTAAGGATTCGTCACGTAAGTACATCAAGCAATCTTTAAAGGAACAAGGAATTGATCCAACTAAAGATGAGCTAACACAGGTTGTCAATGCTGTCTATGAAAGCATGGATGCTATCGTGCCTGGACCAATGCAAGTTATGCGTTGGATTAAGCAGCACGTAGGTCAGTACATCAGAGATGGTGCTACTGAGGTTGAATGGGTAACTCCATCAGGATTTACTGTCAACCAGCGTAGAGATAAAGTAAATATACAAAGAGTTAGATTACAATTGTTAGGTAATGTTAGTATTAGTCTTGATAAAGGGTCAGGTACACCTTGTCCTATACGTCACAAATCTAGTACAGCACCTAACTTTATTCATTCGCTCGATGCATCCATCTTGCACTGTTCCTTTCAACAGTTCAATGAACCATTCACAGTCATCCATGACTCGGTGCTTACTAGAGCAGGAGACATGGGAACACTCAATAGACTTGTGCGAGAAACCTACACACAAATTTTCACGCAAGACTGTTGGCTCACAAGATTTAGTGAAACAATCAGAGCATCAGAACCACCGCCAATTGTCGGGACATTAGATCCCACAGTTGTACAAGAATCCACTTATTTTTTCTGTTAATGACAACACACGTAACTAAAGAACCTGTCGTACTAGAGGGGTTCCAAGCTGTACTAAAACCTGGAGACTGGGGCTATAAGCTATCAGTTCTTATGGATAAGAGTATAGTTGAACAGCTAGAAACTGAACGTGAATCAGCCCTAGAATGGGCTAGAAGCAAGGCGAAAAACCCCAAGAGGGTTTCGGTTAAGCCAGAGCCTTGGGAAGAGTTAGAGAACCAGCCAGGTACCTATCAGGTTAGATTCAGCTGGAAGGATGGCGACAAAGTATTTCCTGTTGTAGTTGATACAGAGGGAACAGCCATCACAGATAAAGACACACCGATATACAGTGGCAGCACAGTTAAGGTAGCTTTTTTCCAAAAGCCATACGTGCTACCAACAGGTGACATTGGTACATCACTCAAAGCAAAAGCTATTCAGTTAATCAGCCTTAAGTCTGGTGCTGGAGTAGTAGATGACGGAGATATGTCAGCTGATGAAGCTGTTGATTTGTTTGGTACATCCAAAGGATTCAAAGTTTCTGAGCCTAATGTATCTGCTGGTACCACTGAAGAAGACGAGGACTTTTAATGCGTAGCGGCCTTGAAGAAAAGGTAGCTGCTCTATTAACTGAGATTAAAGTTGATTGGGAATATGAATCTAACTGGTACCCTTATGTCATTGAACATAAGTACATCCCAGACTTTAAAGTTGGAGATGTTTATCTAGAATGTAAAGGTTATTTTTCAGCGGCTGACCGCCGTAAGATGAAAGCAGTCAAGAAAGATAACCCTTATCTAGATATACGTTTCGTATTTCAAGCACCTCATAATAAACTTAATAAAAGATCGAAAACCACTTATGCCATGTGGGCCGAAAAAAACGGATTCCTATGGTGCGCCTATTATGCAATCCCACTCAGCTGGCTCAAACCATGAAGAATCTGAGTTCCAATATCACCTCCCATGTACTGTATGTGGGTCGTCCGATGCTAACAGCATGTATGATGACGGGCATACTTATTGCTTCAGCTGCAACACTCGCACGTCTGGAGAGGGAGAACCACCATCATCAGCGCAAGTCGCTGTCAAGGGCACCCCTGTTAGGTTAAAGAAACGGGGACTCAGTGAAGAGGACTGCCGCAAGTACAAGATCCACAAAGATGGGGACGTATTACGTTTCCATTACACTAATAAGCGTGGTCAGGTAGTTGCGGCTAAGATAAAAACAAAGGACAAAGACTTCTACTGGGACGGTAAGAATATCGATAACCAGTTCTTTGGACAGAACCTATTCCCCGATACAGGGTCAAGACTGACCTTGTATGAAGGAGAATTAGATGCGGTATCTGGCTACCATGCCATGCCAACTTGGCCTCATATGTCTGTACCTAATGGTGCAGCTGGAGCTAAGAAAGATTTACAAAAAATTATAGAATTAACTCAAGGATATGATGAAGTTGTTTTCTTCTTCGACAACGATTCAGCAGGCATCCAAGCGGCTGAAGAGTGTGCGCAGCTATTACCGCCAGGTAAAGCAAAACTTGCACGTCTGGAGAAGTACAAAGACGCATCAGAAGCTCTATCAGCTGGAGATACTGAGTCCATCAGAAAAGCGATCTGGGATGCAAAAACTTATCGGCCTGATGGAATTGTTGATGCCAAATCGTTACTTGAAATAGTTACAAAACCCGAACCACCTTGCGCTTATGACTATCCGTTTGAAGGACTCAACGAGAAAGTACACGGGATCAGGTATGGTACACTTACAGCAATTACTGCTGGCACTGGTACAGGAAAAACCTCATTCTGTCGTCAAATTGCAGCTCACCTCCTCCAAAAGGGGGAACGGGTTGGGGTCGTGGAACTTGAAGCAAGTAATAGAAACACCGCACTAGGCTTAATGTCATGTGCTGTTGGTAAACCTTTGCACCTTGGAGAACATGACGAAACAGAACTACAAGAAGATTTTCGTAATACCATTGGCAGTTGGAATCTTTACCTTTTCGATGGCTTCGGCTCTTTTGATCCTGATGTCATTTACAATAGGATCGAATACCTTGCCAGTGGATTGGAGTGTCGTGTTGTATTCTTAGATCACCTAAGTATTCTCCTTTCAGGATTGGAAGGGGATGAGCGTAGGATGATAGATACAACAATGACCAAGCTAAGATCATTAGTTGAACGCACTGGTATCGCACTATTTTTAGTATCACACTTACGGAGAAGTAATAATGATAGGACTTCGCACGAAGAGGGAGGTCGAGTCAACTTGTCCTCACTTAGAGGATCTCACAGCATCGCTCAAATATCAGATACGGTCATTGCGCTCGAAAGAGATCAGCAGGCCGACTCTCAACGAGGCACTACGACTGTGCGAGTCCTTAAAAATAGATATTCAGGCGAAACTGGAGTAGCCTCAAACATTGCCTACGATTTATCAACTTGCAGATTTACTGAAAATGAAATTACGCAACATGGAGAAACCTCATTCGACCCGACCACGGATTTTTGATGGAGGTTATGAACATCCATGGTATAAACATGCACAGCCACCCAAACCACCAACTAAAGAGGCTGTGGAAAAAGCTAAGTTTGTAGACAAAACCTACACATGGAAAAAGAATCGCTGAATCTAGCCTTTGACATGGAGACAGATGGGCTAGACTCCACTCGTATTCATTGTATTGTTACACAAGACTTAAATTCTGGTCTTGTTGAGGAGTACAATGATGAGAAATACACCGAACACCCCAAGGAGTTGCCTATGGCATCTTCTTATTCTATATGTAATGGGCTAGGCAGTCTTATGGCTGCTAATAATATCGTTTCACATAATGGTATTGCCTATGATGTAGCTCAAGCACAGAAACATTATCCTTTCTTTAGGAAGCTTGAAGCTAAACACTGGGATACCCTCATCCTCAGCCGCTACTACCACCCAAACCTCTTAGATATTGATCTTAAACGTAAATGGCGTTACATGCCTGCACGTTTATATGGATCACACAGCCTTGAAGCCTATGGATATAGACTCAAGTGTTTTAAAGGAGAGTTTGGAAAGACTACCGACTGGAAAGAGTGGTCCCCTGATATGCAGGAATACTGCAAACAGGACGTTGCTGTTTTAGTCAAACTATGGGAACATTTCCAAAAATACCTGAACCCGTCATCTTAGAGCACCAAATAGCTGAGATGATGCAAGACCAGAAAAGAACTGGTTGGCCTTTCGACATACCGAAAGCTCAGGAACTAGAGAATAAACTGTTAAATCGTTTAGAGGAGCTTAAAGCATCCACTGAAAAGATTTGTACATATGTTCCTGGTAATGTATTTATTCCTAAAAGGGATAATAAAAAGCAAGGGTATATTAAAGATGCCCCAATGCAACGACTTAAAGATTTCAATCCTAGTAGTCGTGAGCATATTGCTTGGTGGTTCAAAACCTTTCAAGGTTGGGAACCTAACAAACTAACACCTACTGGTAAGGCAGTCATTGATGAGACTGTACTTAAAGAGATAGGAACTAAAGAGGCGTTAATGTTTCTAGAGATTCTGGTCATACAGAAAAAACTCGGAATGCTATCCCAAGGGACTAACGCATGGTTGAAACTGGTCAAGAATGGCAGGATTCACCACTCTTGCTTTATAGGTGCAGCTACGCACCGAATGGCCCACTCGCATCCGAATCTCGCACAAGTAAGTAGCGATGAGGATTGCAGGGAGCTATTCATTACAAAACCTGGATGGAAACTAATCGACAGTGACCTTGCAGGAATAGAATTAAGAATGTTTGCACACTACCTTCATAAATATGACGGTGGTAGATATGCAGATGTATTACTTAATGGTGACATTCACCAAGAAAACGCAGACAAAATTGGTATCTCCAGAAGGCTTGTCAAGACTGTAACTTATGCATTTTTGTATGGGGCTGGAAACCAAAAAATAGGCTTATCGTATGACCCCATGTTATCGAAAGAAGCCGCTGCCAAAAAAGGTAAAGATATTCGTCAAGCTTATATGGATGCCATTCCTGGTCTTGAAGATCTTGTTCTGGAAGCTACCAAGAGGGTTGCTGAAGGAAATCGCATCCGTGCCATCGACAGTCGTTATCTCAGCGTTGACAAAGGGCACAAGTCTCTCAATTTCCTCCTCCAAGGATCGGCGGGGGGCATCGCAAAGAGGTGGA